TCATTGGCCCACCTCCGTCTCGGCGCGGGCGCCGAAGCCCATCTTGCGGTTCGGCATGGACTGGCCGGCGATGGCGGTGGCGGTGGTGGCGGCGCGGCTCACCTCATCCAGCTTTTCCTCGATCCGCAGCAATTGCAGGGACAGGCGCGAATCGAGGTCGCGGATCAGCGACAGCGGCACATAGGTGCGCGCCACCTCCAGCTTGAAATCCACCAATTCGTCGCGCGAAGGGCCGGGCTGGGGCACCGGCGGCGCAGCGCTGGGCGGTGCCTCCGGCCGCGCCTGCAGCTCCCGCCGCAGCAGGAAAATCATCCAAAGCATCAGCCCGGCCAGCGGCGCATCGGCCAGCGCGGCCGCTAGTTGGGGCGGGATCTCAGGGATCATCGGGGGAAACTCCTTGAAGGGGGGCGGCGGGGGGGCCACCCTGGGGGCGCCGCGAATTCAGGAATGCGGCGCCCAACCCCGGCCGCATGGCCGACAGGAAGAAGCGACCGCTCAGCGAACAATGTGGAACCAGCCCTATCTCGAGACCTGCTGCCGGTCCGCGCTGCACCGGCTGACCCTGGTGGGCAGCCCGGGCCGCCCGGATGGGCTGAAGGACGGCCCCTGCCTGAACCGCCTGACCGGCATGGACCTGGCGCGGCAGCGACCGGATGGGCGGTACGAGGCAACGGAAGCGGGCCTCGATCGCCACGCGACGGAAATCGCGCCGCGCGCTAAACGCCCCGCCAGGGCAGCGTCTGCGGCCTGAGCGCCGGCGCGCCGGGCAGCCGCACAGGTTCGGCCAGCAGGCAGCCGGCCACCGCATCCAGCGCATCATCATGCTGGCCTGGCCGGTCCGGCCGCCAATCCGCCATCTCCCGCGCGAAGCGGGTGCGGAACACATCCTCATGCGCCAGCAGGCGCCGGCCAGCGAGCACCGGGTCCAGCGCCGCCAGGATGCGCTCCGCCTTGGCGCGGCGGCTGGTGGCTTCCAGCACGCTGCAATGGATGCCGATGCGGGTCATCTCCCGCTTCAGCAGGCCGGGCAGGAACTTGCCGATGCCGTTGGTCTCGACGCGCAGCACCGGCAGCAGCAGGTCGCGGGCTATCTCCGCCACCGCGCGGCATTGCTGCGTTGCCGCGTCGTCCTCGCCGTCCGGGTCGTGCAGCAGATAGGCCAGGCGGTGCAGGTAGTGCCGCCCCTCGGCATCGGCGTAGGTGCAGGCCAGCACACTGGCATCGCCCACGCCGGGCCGGCCGAAAGCCGGGTCCCACCAGCCGCCGCCCGAGACCATCTGGCGGCCGAGCAGCGTCAGTACGCCGCGGCCCCGCGCCTCGCGGTAATCCGTATCCTCCGCGTAGCGCAGGATCAGCGCAGGATCGAGCCGCGCCGCCTCCTCCGCCACCGCCTCCAGCAGCATCTGGCGGCGGAAGGCGAGCGGGCCGACGCGCTGGCGCAAGGCGGCGATGCCGGCCGGCGTGAAGCGTTCGGGCCAGGCGCTGGCGCCGTGTTCATCCAGCAGCGGCAGCACCAGGCGGCGGTAGCCGGACAGGAAGGCGTCCGGCCCCTCCGCATAGAGGCTTTCCGCGCAATGCGGCGTGCCGACGAACAACACGCGGCCGCCGGGCACCAGCACGAATTCCGTCTCCGTCAGGCGTTCGCGCAGTTCGGCGCGTTGCCCGGCGGAGCCGCAATTGCCGGCGACCTCCACATCGTCGCAGACGATCAGGTCGGCGCGCGCGCCGGTGATGTTGCCGCCGATGCCAGCCGCCAGCATCGAGGCATCGCGCAGCACCGCCTCCCGTGCCACGGTGAAGCGATCCGACGCCCAGGACCCCTCGCCATGGTCCGGCAGCAGCGCACCGCACAGCGGATGCCGGCCGAGGATGCGACGCACGGTGGCCACCATTCGGGTCGCCAGCGCATGGTCGGCGGCGACCACCAGGATGCGCGTATCCGGCGCACGATAGAGCTGCCAGGCACAATACAGCCCGACCAGGGTGGACTTGCCGCAGCCGCGGAAGGCCATCAGCAGCAGGCGCAGATCATCCTGCTCGCCGCGATCCGAGAGCCAGCGCAACATGTGGCGATGCACGGCTGGCGTACCCAACCCGGCAATGCGGTTCCAGATCCAGGCGAATTCCAGCAGGTCGGCAGGCCGTTCGGTCATGCATCCCCTTCCTTCGCCATCTGCGCCCGCATCGCGGCCAGCAGATGATCCTCATCCGGTGCCGCATCGGCGCGCTTCGCGGCCTCGCCGGAGGTCATCGCCGCCAGTTCCGCCATATGCGCCAGCGCCGCGCGGGCGGCGGCCTGGTGCGCGGCGAAGGCCTTCGGGTCCGGCGGCACGTCGCCGCGCGGCCAGGACGCGACGAATTCGGCGTAATCGCCGGCGACACGCTGCATCGCCGCCGCCAACGTCTCCCGCGGTAGCGGCGAGGCCGTAGTCTTGCCCCGTGTGGGACGTTTCATGCCTTCACCACGCGCACGCGCACCGTGCCGGCGTTCAGGTCCAACGCCGCGCCCGTGCGGTTCCAGACGGTGATGGTCACCACATCCTGCGCGCCGATCTGCGCCAGGAACACCGCGCCGGAGGTGGAGAGCGAGAAGGCCGCCTGCGCGAAATCCCCCGGCCTCGCGCCGCTGACCGGCACGTTGATCTGCGCGCTGGCCCCGGCGGCGATGGAGGGCGGGTCCCATGCCAGTTCCGCCGCCAGTTCCCGCACGCCGATCGGCAGATCCGGCAGCCCGTACAGCACCGCCGGCGCGTGGCGCGGGTCGCAGTTCAGCCGCAGCGCGCGCAGCTCATAATCCGTGCCGATGCGCGCCACGCCGATCACCGCCGTGGCCACCAGTGGCGAAAGCCGCACAGCCTGAAGCCGCGACAGCCCCGCATCCGTCATGTCCGCCGCGCCCTGCCACCAGCGTGCTGTCGGGTTCCACACCATGGACTGGCCGGAGGCGCGTACCAGTGCGCCGGCGCTGTCGGTCAGCAGGTTGTTGGCGGCATCGAACGCCATGACGAAAAGCCGGGGCGCATCGGCATCGACGCTCAGCGCGAAATCGCGGCAGCTCCGCGCATCCACCACGAACCCCACCGCACGCCCACCGGTCAGGATCACGCCGCGATTGGTCAGCACCAAGGACTCCAGCGCCGGAAACACGAAGTCCTGCAGCAAGGCTGGACTGCCGGAGACGTTGGAGGACAGGCAGCCCAGTTTCTCGAAGCCCGTCTGCGTGGCGTTCCAGCGGATTGCGGCAGCACGGAGCGAGGGCACGCTCGCCAGTTCCCGCGTTGCCGCGCGATGTGGCGCGGCCTGGTGCAGCGCCTCCACCACGCCGCCAAGGCGGGTGGAGGAATCCGCGTGGTCGATCTCCACCATGTAACCCTGGCTGGCCCAGGTCACCTCATACACATGGTCCTGCGCCGCAGCAGTGTGGCGGGCAACGAAGCCGGTGCAGCCTTCCATCCGCAGGCCGCGCGCGATGATGGAACGGCTGTTCACCTCGCACAGGAAGGGAATGCCGGAGATCGGCCGGCCTTCCGCGTTCAGTTCGAAATTCTGACCGTTGAACAGATGCCGGTTGTGCGCGACGTAGGCGCCTGGTGCCGCCGACAGGCGAATGCCAAAGCGGTCCTTGTCCACATGCACGGTCGATCCCACGGCGAAGTGGCCGCCATGGTAGCGGATGGAGGTGTTCCACCCAGCGGCCGTGGCGGTGTGGATATCCAACCCGATCTTGTTGTTGACGATGCGGCCGAGCTCCAGCGTGGAATCCTCGAATCCCCGCCCATCGCCCAGCGTCCGCACGCCGATGGTGAAACCCTCGACGCGCCGCACCTCGATGATGGAGGCATCATGGTTGCGGAGCAGGATGCCGATCTCGGATTCATCCTCCCAGGCGCCGATCGTCGCGCGCAGCACAGAAAGGCCGGTGTGCCACTTGCTGGCGTTGCGCGCCGTGCCGCCATCGCCGAGGGTCAGCGCCGGCCCGGCAGGCCCGGCATAGACGATGGTGCCGCGCATGGTCAGCCCGGCCGCTGCACCCGGCAGCGTCAGCGGCTGGGTGGTGCGGTAGTTGCCCTCCCCGATCAGCAGCCGCTTGCCGGAGGCACCGGCCGCATTCATTGCCGCCTGCAGGGCGGGGCCATCTTCCGTCGCACCATCGCCGGTGGCACCGAAATCGCGCGCGCTCAGCTGCTCGGCCAACTTGTCTTCAACCGTATAGGGCACCGCACCGGGGAAGGGCGCGCTGATCAGGCCGGAATCGCGCGGCAGCACCGCCACGTTGCCGGTGCCGTCGAAGCCCAGCATGCGATTCGCGCGTGCGGCGCGCAGCGGCAGGGTGAAGCTGCCGCCGACCTCGGCGGGGTCCTGGCGCAGCGCCGCGGACAGCTCCTCCCGCTGTTCCTGCAAGGTGGCGACGATGCGGTCCAGCTCATCGTTCAGCGTGCGCGCGCGTAGCACGCCATTGTCCTGGAAATCCGTGCTGCGCTCCACACGGATGCGCCGGCGCAGCGTGACCGTGCTGCCGTTGCCCGGCGGCGTGGCGAGGATGACGCTGCCGCCACCGCTGTTGCCAGCGCCGGTGACGGTGAAGCCACCGGCCACCGGCACGCCATTGACGCGCAACTCCATGTCGGAGGGATGGAAGATCGGGAAGGGATAGGTGAACGCAACGCGGCTGCCGTCGCCCAGATACTGGACGCGCGGCGCGACGTCGCCGATGCGGATATGCTCGGCCATCATGGGCTCCGATGCTGTGGGATGCGTGCGTCAATCGAGCAGGTTGCGAAGCGTGCTGCCGAAGGTGGTGCCGGCGCGCAGGAAGCTGGTGAGCGACCCGTCCGTGTTCAGAAGGCTGCGCCGCCCGGCGGACAGCCTTGCCGCGAAGATTTGGTCGCTATCCGCCTGCGCCGCCGCGGCATCACGTTCCAGCCCCGCGGTCAGCGCGGCGGCAGAGCCTTCATCCGGGGAGATGCCGCCGGCGGCCAGCCTGGCACGGGTGGAGGCCAGCGTGCCTGCCAGCCGCGCCTCCCGCGCCCGCGCATCGGAGGATTGCTGCAAGGTGACCTGCTCGGCGCGCACGCGTTCCTGTTCCCGCGCCGCATTGGCCTGCGCCTTCGCATTCGCAGATTGCGCCTGGCCCTGCTGCACGCTGTTGAATATGGAAACGCCCGCGCCGATGGCGGTCGCGATGGGTGCGAGTTGCGCCATCAGTTCGAGATCCTCATATCGGTGGTAACGGAGAGCAGTGTCAGCGGCAGCGGCGTCGCGCCCTCGATCCGCCACAGCGGCGCCATCGCATCGCGGCGCCAGCCGAGTGCGCGCAAGGCGATGTCCCCGGTGAAGGGCGCGGGTGGCGCATCCAGCAGCGCCGTGTCCAGACGACGGAACGGCACCGGCTGCACGCCGCGGCCGAGATCCACCTCCAGCGCCGGCGTCGCCAGCACGCGGAAGGTGGCGGAGACCAGGCGCAGCGGTGCGGCGGCAGACGCGGTCGCGTTGCCGAGCGCGGGTGGCAGCGGCTCAATCACATGCCGGAAGGGCAGGCCCGCCTGCACGGTAGCCGCCGGCGGGTCCAGCGTGATAGCGCCGTCCTGCACGCGTTCCGCCGCGCGCGGCGCACCATCGGCCAGCACGCCGACATCGCGCGTTTCCAAATGTGTCAGCCCGGTCCAGCGATCCTGCGCGGCGAAGCTGCTACCGGCCAGCGCGGCATCGAGGCCCATCGTGGCGTCGAAACGCTCCAGCCGAACACTGCCGAAGCGTTCGACCAGCGCGAAGACGCGACCCTCGGTCTCCGCCACCGCGCGGAACGCCCCTTCGGTCTCCAGGCGCGTCCAGGCGGTGACCTGCTCGGCGCGATACAGCGTCAGTGTGGCAATGGTGCCATCCGCCATCACCACATGCAGCAGCCGCGCCGTCTGGTCATAGGCCATCGAGACGGGATCGCGCACGAGATGCCGCGCGACCAGCGCGAGGTCATTCGCCTGATAGGCATCCGCCACGTCGGTATAGGCGAATTCATGCACGCCGCGGCCGGATCGCGCGACGAACAGCGTCGCCCCATCCACATCCACCGGCGGCACCTGGCGATCCACCGCGGTGCCGATGCGCGTCTGGCGGTTCAACTGAATGGAGGACGGCGTCAGCGGATCGCCCGTGACCATCCATTCGGTACCGGAGGTGAAGACCTGCAGATGCCGCCCCGAGAACACGGCACGAATCGCATTCACCTGGTCGGAGACCAGCGCGAATTCGATCGCCTCGTCATCCAGCCCGGTGCCGCCATCGAAGTCACCAAGATCGCCGGTGCGCGACAACCAAAGCCGGTTCGGCGCATCGCGCGATCCGCCGAGCGCCAGGCGGTTCTGGTGGAAGCAGGCACAGACCGGCCAGCCGCGCACGGGGCTGAACGCGGCCTCCTGCCAATCCTCCGTGGCCAGCGTATCCTCAAGCGGGTCCTCCACCACCGCGGTCGCGTTCTGCGGCCCCGCGACGGAGGCGATCACCACCCGCTGGCCCTTCAGCCGGAAGCGCCGGGAGATATGACCGCTGCTGAACACCGGCGCGGAGGCGGTCAGCGCCACGGTGCCCGTGGTGGCGGAGGCCGCCATGGTCGCGCCACGCGTGAAGTTGTGGAAGGCCTCCCGCACGAAGACGAAGGGCGTGATGCTCCAGGCGATGTGGCTGCTACGCGTCAGACGCTGCGGCGGCATCTCCGGGTGGAACAGCAGCAACGTATCCGCGCTCTGCGTGAAGGAAAGCTGCGGCAGCATGGCGGCGGACCAGGGCGCCGGCAGGCTCGCCACCTCCGCATCGCCGAGGAACACCTGCAAGCGCCCCTCGGTCAGCACCAGAAGGTAGGTCTGTTCCGTGTTGAACTCGAAGGGCACCAGCCGGGCCTGGCCGGGCAGTGTCGCGACATGCACCAGGCCGGGCCGGCGGGCGACGCCGCCGGTCGGCTGGATCACGACATTCCGCAGGCGCCGTGCGCCATTCTCGAAGGCGCGCAGATCGGCGCGGCCATACAATTCGGGCGCGAGCTCGCCTGCTGTGAAGGACGATTTGATGCGGCGCGTGGCGATCGTCATGCGCTCAGCCCCTCACATCGATCAGCGGGAAATGCTCGATCGCACGCGGCGTGTCCTGCTGGCTGTCGATCAGCCTTGCGCTGCGCATCTCGTTCTCCGCCAGGCGGAACAGCATCTCGGCGCGGGATGCGCTTTCGGTCAGCGGAAGGCAGAATTCGGCCGCCAGGCGCGCGACCAGCGCCTGGGCGAAGAAGGGCGGGAAGGCGCTTTCGTCGGGGCGGAAGATGTAGGTCAGCGTCACGCTGATGGAATCGGCCTGCAGCTTGTCCTCATGCAGCCGGTACGGCATGCCGCCGCCGCGCGCGCCGCTGCCGGCGGACAGCGCCCGCAGGAAGCCGGTGGGAAGCTGGAAGGCATGCGCCATATCCGCCGGCGGCGCCGCCGAAAGCCGCGGCAGGCTGGTCTGGCCGGTGGCGAAGGACCAAGGATGCGCGGACAGCAGCGCATCGCGCGTCGGCCCGTAGAGATTCGCCGCAACCTCCGCTTCCGCGGTGCCCTCATCGAGCGAGGCGACGGGCTGCGCGCCGATGCGCAGCAGAGCGCGCGAGCAGAGCGCGACAGCGGTCAATGCCATGTGGGTCTTCCGATCCGGGATGTTGGGTGTCGCGGCACCCTCTCCCCCGGATGGGGGAGAGGGCTTGTCGAACTATTCGGCCGCGCGCATGCGCACGACACCGAAGTCGTCCACCAGCGCCGCGCCCTGGCTCATCATGTTGGAGACGAAATGCGCCGCGCGATCGCCATGCCAGGTGATGTCGGTCTCGACCTCCGCGGCGGAGGCATGGCCGATCGCGGTGCGGTGGTAGAAGTAGCAATGCCGCAGCCCGCCCGAGAGCGTCAGCCCAGAATGCGGCATCCACATCGCGCCGAGCCAGCGCTTCGCCTGGCTGCCCTTCCACGGTAGCGCATCCTCGCCGATGTATTCGGAGGAGGAGAACTCATCGATCTCCAGAAGCTGCGACCACTGCTTCCAGCCGACCACGGCGTAGCGCCCGCCATCATCCGGCACTTCCGCCGCACCCATCATCTCGAAGGCGAGCAGCACCTTCGCCTTGGTCAGGCCATCGGCATCCGTGGTGCCGGCGGCGGTGCCGATGGCCTCCCGCGTCGAGGCATCCAGCGCCGCGATGATCAGCTCATCCGTCTTGCGGCCCAGCGCATAGGCGCCAGCATTCGCCACGACGTTGCGCTCATCCACATTGGTCTTCAGCTCGTCCAGCCGGTCGATCCAGTCGCCGGCGTAGTAGTCCTGCAGCACGCATTCGACCTGCGCGTGTTCCAGGTTCATCACCGGCACGGAGCCGTGGCGCGTCTTCGCCGCGGCAATGCCCTTGCCGACCTTCGGGAAGAAGGTGCTGGTGCCGGTCACGCCGGTCTTTGACCGCACGGTGGAGCGCAGCTTGCTGCCCTGGCGCTGATAGGCCTCATGCACCTCCGCCTGGAACTGGCGGGTGAAGACGGCGTCGATCTGGGTGGAAGCGGACATGCGATTTCCCTTTCAGGAAAAGAGGTTTTGCGAAGCGGCCGCGCGCGCCGGTTCCCCCGTTGGGCCGGTGGCGCGGCTGAAGCCCGCAGCCCGACAATGGCGGGTTGCCTGCGGGAAAGGGGGGCGTTACTCGCCGACGAGGCGGCGAAAGCCTTCCGTCACGCGCTTGACGAAATCGGGCTCCCGCGTGCGCCAGTAGCGCGGGTCGCGCATCATCTTCCGCAGCTCGGCCTCATCCGGCCCGGCCTCGGCCTGCGCGTCGCGGGACAGGGACGGCTCCTTGCCCTCCATCATCCGGTGCAGCGCGACCACGCCATCGGCGGTGGAAGACAGCGCGGTGAACACCGCCTCCGGCAGATGCGCGCGGCCCCAGGCGGAAAGCTGGCCGGCGATGCGGCGGAAGCGATCCTCGCCACCGAAATGCGCGCGCAGCTTTTCCACCTGCCGCCCGGCCTCGAACTCGGCGGCGGCTTCGGCGATCAGCGGCAGCAGGCGCTCGGCGGCCAGGTCATACACAAGCTGCACCTGGCGCGGGTTGAAGCCGGCCTCATGCAGGCGCTGGTTCACCGCGGAATCGGGCGTCAGCAATTCGTTCGGCGGCGTCACCTGGTACTCATCCGCACTGTCCGGAATGCCCAGCGCCCGGCGCCAGCGCATGCGGTCCTCCTCCGGCGCGTCATCCGCCGGCGCGGCGAAGCGCTGGGACAGGCGGCGCTCCAGCTCGATGTAGGATTTCAGCAGCGCATCCACGCGCAGCGCGCCCTTCGCCTCGTCCCAGAACTTCTCGGGGATTTCGGCAGGCCGGGTGCCCGTGCTTGCGGCCCCCGTGCTGGCGGTCTCGGTCGCGGCGTCGAGAAGGTTTTCGGACATGCCGGGGCTCACTCCTGGTTCTGAGGGGTTACGGGTCGGATGATCTCCGGCGGCGCGCCGAGGGTGCGGGCCAGCCAGCGGGCGGCAGCCGGCGCGTCCAGCACCGCCGCCGCCTCCGCGCCCAACCCCGCGGCAGCTTGCAGGAACAGCAGCGTGTCGGAGGCATCGGCACGCGCCTGCACACGGGCGAGCGGCGAGCTGTAGACCAGCCGCGCCTCCTGCCCATCGACCAGCGGCGCCGGCACCTCGCCACGCCGGCGCAGCACGGACAGGCAGCGCGCCACCAGCGGCGACAGCAGCTCCGCCTGCAACCGGCCATAGATCGCGCCGAGCAGGCGGATGGAGATGGCGCTGCGTTCCGTCACCTCCGTCGCCGTCATGCCGGCCTTGTCGGAAGCAGCGATCCGGTCGGCCAGCAGCGCGCCACGAATGCGCGTTCGCAGGTCCTGCAGAATCAACTGCGAGACATCGAAATTGCCCGGCGCCGCCAGTGGCGTCAGGCCAGCGGAGCCCTGCGCCTTCGGGATGATGGCGCCCGGCACCAGCCGCACCGTGGCCGGGTTCAGCACGCCGTCATCCTCCGCCTGCCAGATGCCCGTGGCGGCGATGGAGGCGTTCTTCAGGATCAGCTCCACCACCTTGTTGGCGGTGCGGATATCCGGCAGCGCCTTGGCGACGGGGCCGCGGCCATAGGTTTCGCCCGGCACCTTCAGCCAGCGAAAGGCGATGAAGGGGTTTTCCGCGAAACGCCCTTCCGCCAGCAATTCCGGCGCCCCCTCCCCGCCATCCAGCACCACGGCGAAGCGGTGGCCGGCGCGGGCATCCGGCCAGACCGCTTCCACCACGCGCAGCAGCGGCGGCTCGGCGTTGCCATCCTGTTTCGGCAGCGCGACCTGCGCCGCCGGCCAGCGCGCCCGGATTTCGGCCGGCGTCAGCCGCGCCGCGCGAAACACCGTGTCCAGCCGGCCGGAGGGACCTTCCTCCAGCACCGTCTCCCGCAGCGGCACCGCGGTGAAGCGCAGCGCGGAGGTTTCGCCAGGCGGCGCTTCCTCCACCAGCAGCACGGCGGTGCCGGTGACCACCAGTTCGAGAAACGCCTGGTGCAGTTCCAGCGCGAAGTTGGAGCGGTCGAGATGCCCTTGCAGCGTCTCCGCCGCATCCTCCAGCACCCGCGCCACAGCCTGCGCCGCGGGGCCTTCAGCCACCTTCCGCGTCGGTGCCAGGCCGAACCAGCGCGACCAGGGCGGCGCCAGTTCGGCCAGCAGGGACGCCGCAAGCTGTTCCGCCGCATCCGCCGCCGTCGCATCGAACAGCGGCGCGGCGTTCGCCGCCGGCAAGGCGTGGTCGTAGCAATCCTGCCACCGCCCCTCCAACGGCCGGCGCCTGGCGGCGGCGCGGGCGTGGCGGGCGAGGATCTGTTCGGGTGTCATCATGTCCCTCACTCGCCCAGCAGGCTTTTGCGCACCGCATTGCCCGGCGCCGGGGCCAGCACGCCGCGGGCGGAGGTGGCGATGGTGCCGGCCAGGCCGCGGCGGGCGCGGTCCAGCGCCCGCTGGCGGGCCTGGCGCGCGGCATCCTCGGCCGAGGCCTCGGTGACGGCGGCTTTCTCGGTCGCGGCCTGGACCGCAGTTTCGGTGTCCGTCGCGGTCACGACCGGCTTCGGCGCCTGGAACAGGCCACCCATGCGCGCTTCCTTCGGATCGGGTTGGCTCCCGCGGCCCGGGCAAAAAAAGACCCGCCCGGCGAGGCCGGACGGGTCTGAGTTTGGGGGACCGGGAGAGGAGGGTGCCGTGGGACGCAATTCGTCCCGTGGCAGGGGGTTGATAGACCGGGCGTCGCGGTCTGTCAATATTTATTCCTATTATTTCTGAATATTTTCCTCTTGCGGCCCACCAAGCGCCCGGAACAGTTGGAACGGCGTCCACGCCACCGGCGCACCTTGGCCCAGCAGGGCACGGCACAGCGCCACGCAGGTGAAGGGCGCGAGGCTCGGCAGGCGCTGCGGCTGCGGCTCCCCGGGTGTGAAGGGGCCAAGCACGCGCAGCCCGGCGCGGCGGTAGAAGCCCGGCAGGTCGAAACTGCCTTCCACCGGCAGGCGCGCCACCAGCAGCCGGCCCGAAAGCGGCTCCAGCACCGTCCAGCCGGTCTCGTCGCCGATCGCGGCGAAGCAGTGCCGGAAGCCGGGGCGCAGCAGGTGCAGCCAGGGCTGGTCGGCCACGCCGCCGAAGGCGATCCAGATGGCCTGGCCGGCATCCTCGGCCGCCCGGCGATGCGCCAGGCGGCGGGTGGAGAGCGATTCCACGGCCCCGGTCATGCCGCGCGACCCCGGAAGGGCACCACTTCCGCTTCCTGCAACCCGCGCGGCGGGCCGCTGACGATGCCCTTGGCGCGCAATGGGAAATCCAGCCTTTCCATCGCCTCCCGCCACAGCCGCAGATCGCCCGCCTCCTGCGGGATGCGCGGGCTTGGGGATTCATGCCTCTCCCCCCAGATACGCATGATGCGGGCATGGGCGAGATCGATGCGGCGCTGGCGGTACAGCCGGTCCAGGCACTTCACCACATCATCCGGCTCACAGGGCCGCACCACCAGGCCACGGCCGGCGCCGAGGCGCGCGCCGTCGCGCCGGGCGGTCAGCGCGGCCATGGTCCAGAACCAGGCATCCTCGGCGGAAGCGAAGGGTTGCGCGCGGTCCAGGCTGGCCAGGACAGGGGCGCGGCAGGGGGCGATGGACATGGAACGGGGGGTCCTCTGCAT